AGTCTGTGGGACGAGTGGATTATCCGGATGTGTTCGAACAGGTCTGGCGGGAGTACCCGTTGCGTGCCGGAGCAAACCCGAAGAAATCCGCTTTCAGTGCCTGGAAGGCCAGATTACGCGAGGGGGTGCCACCAGAGGCCATGCTGGATGGCGTGAGGCGTTACGCAAGATACTTGGCGGCTACCGGGAAAACGGGAACGGAATTTGTTCAGCGAGCGACGACGTTTTTTGGACCGGACCGGAATTTTGAGAACCCCTGGTTGCTCCCGGTAAGCGGCACGAACAACCAGCGTTGTGTGAATCATATTTCTGAACCGGACACCGAAATTCCACCAGGGTTCAGGGGATAAGTTTTGTTTGAGATTGGTAAATAATTTTTAACGGGAGAAATTTTGATGGAAACGTTGATTGATACGTTAAAAGCGATGCAAAAGGTGACGTGCACCGAGCTTGCTGCCAGTTTGGGCATTGAACCTGCAGAGGCGATTAAAATGCTGAGGGAGTACGAAGAGCTGGGAGAAGTTGTGTCGGTTAATGGTTACTGGTCTGTTTCAGAACGACAAACTGGCGTGAAAGAAAAAAAAGTAACGGTGTGTAAAGTGGAAAGAAAATCCCGTCCGGTGGTCAGCAGAAAAGAGCGTGAGCCACTGAATCGCTGCGACATCCTGTCCACACTTGCTCATGGTGGGGCAATGACCACCGCTGAGATTGCAATTGCTGTGGGGCGTGCTGATTGCGTCAGGTCGCTGGTTTCTGCGATGGAAAAGCTTTGCCGCGATGGCATGGTGATTAAGCTGGGACAGGGGAAGGGGTGTAAGTGGATGCGGGTAAAAGAAACCGGGGAAAATTTACCAGCAGAGCCGAAAGTTGTATCGGTAGAGAAAACACCTGGTAAAGCCTTTTCTCAGCCAGCCGGTGTTGCGTTACCAGTACAGGAAGCGGCAACACAGGAAGAAATTAAAACAGATACTGTGGGGGACATTGTGCAGTCGTTGCCATCGTTCACTGAAACGCGAGCCAATGGCCTGATTTTACCATCGCTGCATATGGCAAACCGCGAACTGCGCCGGGCGAAAAGTCATGTCCAGAAGTGGGAGCGAGTCTGCGCCGCGCTGCGGGAGCTGAACAAGCACCGGGATATTGTCCGACAGATTGTTGATTCCTCCAGTCGTATTGTGTCGGAAAAGTGATTCCAGGGGAGGGCTTATGGCAAAAGTATTTACACAGGAAGAGCGGGAAAAAATTAAAGGGCAGATTGTTGATCTCGTACGCCAGAGCGGGCGAGAGACGTTACGACAACTGGAAGCTAAAACTGGGGCAACAAGATATCTGATGAGCGTTCTCGCAAGAGAGCTGGTTGCCAGCGGCGATGTATACAACTCTGGTTACGGGTTATTCCCGTCAGCGCAGGCGCGTAAGGACTGGCAAAATGCCCGCAAAAAACTCTCAAGGGCAAATCTGAAGAAAACATCTGTGGTTGATCCGGACCTTATCTGGTCATTACCAGACGGAGAAATACGCCGCTACGACAGGCGTCAGAACATAATCTGTAGCGAGTGCCGGAAGAGCGCAGCTATGCAGCGTGTACTGGCTTTCTATCAGGGTAAATTTCAGGAGGCGATACTGTGAATGAAATTAGCTATCAGGCTTCAATTACCGCTGGCATTCACATCAAAGGAGAAGAGCATGGAAATAAAACCAGAAGATGAGTTAAGCAATATCGTTTTATTTCCGGTAAAAGAGGATGACCCACGTAATCAGGTTAATTTTCTTTATGAGCCATCGGAAAGAGCATATTGTCATCACGCCTCTGTTCGGGTTGACGAAAAAGAGCGTCAGGTCCGCTGTAAAATCTGCGGTGCAGTTGTGGAGCCGTTTGACTGGATGCTCTCTGTGGCGAAAAGAGAAACCAGACTGGCAGATGATGTAAGGCTATTGCGCCAGGAGGAACAGGAAAGACGGAAAAATATAGAAAAGTTAATTCAGATTGAGCGTAACGCGAAAGCGCGGATACGCAGGGCGACAAAATCCAGAACTGAATAATTAAATTTAGCACTGTAAATAAAATCAAATCCTTAACTGGAGGCATATCTATGTTAAATACACAGAAAACCATTAATGCGGAAAAATATAACGAGTGGGTGAGGAAATTTTCTGAGCAGATTTTTAAAATTACTGGTGACGAGAATGCGGCAAAAAATGAATTAGAGCCGTGGACACCTGAAGGACTCGACCAAAATTATTGCTGGTGGGATGTTGATCCAGTTGATGCTGCAAATGAAACTATGAGTTATCACAATGATTAATGTCAGGAGGCCGCCCGAAAGGGCGGTAAGAAATGACTACATTATTCAGAAAAGAATATCCGAGAAAAAGTAGAGCGACAGAATTTTTGTTTCTCATTCTATTTATCGTGTTGATGATACCGATATCCCCGCTATTACTGGTCTGGTTTATCGTGAAAATAATTGAGCCAGTTATTGAATTGTATAACGACGTGGTGTGGGCGTCGTTCAACGCACTGCACAATAAAATTAATCCGTATAAGGAAAGCTGATATGGCACTGACGAAAAAACAACGTGCAGAGCTGCGCATGAAGTTCGGCGGTCGCTGTGCTTATTGCGGCTGCGAACTTGGCGAAAAGTGGCATGCGGACCATGTAAAACCGGTCATTCGTTTTGATGGAAATATGCTTCACCAGGAACGTGACGATATATCCAACATGGTTCCGGCATGCCACCCATGCAATCTGCACAAGCATTGCAGTAGTCTGGAAGATTATCGGCGAATTATCAGTGATGGTCGTCGTGAATTCCTTGCGTCCGGGAAAGGCAAAGCGCTGGTTCGTATGGGATTGGTTGAAATGAAATCTGACCCAGTTGTGTTCTGGTTTGAAAAATATCAAGAAGGGGCTACGGCATGACGACTTTTACCAGAGAGCAGTTAATAGCTCACGCAGAGGAGACTATTGAAGCACAGAGACTGTGCATACCGGGCACAATCGACCATGACATCATCCGCACATATAAGATGGATATTGCTGTTCTGGAAATCGCACTGGTATCGCTGGCAGCAGAGCCAGCCGGTAAATTGCATGAATACAAACCAGTGGGATATCAGCGTCTGGTCGATGAGTTAACCATGCTGGTAAAGCAGTTAACCTGGCAACTGAGGAAAGCGAAGCCAGACTGCAAATTACCGGATAAGGCGATGAGTTATCTGGAGCGGAACGGACTGATAAGCGTGGAGGATATTTTACGATGACCTGGCCTGAAGCATTCACAACGGTAGGAATTGCGATGGCGGTGGCGCTGGTGGTGTATTCGATTTGCCGCTGGGGATAAATCGCCGAAAAAAGATCCCGACACAAACATGAGCCGGGATCTTTGATTTATATAGCCTACGAATCCGCCAGTAAGAGAGGGGGCGGACGGTTAATTCTAACACCGGAATGATGTGGGTAAAAGTTTATAAGAAATCGGTTTCATAACTTTGCCCACCATGATAGATACCGACAATAAAGACTTTTCTGCTATCAACGGCAAAAGCAATAATCGTTCTGTGGCGGAAATGAGTTACCCGCATCCCCTGGCGAATATCATCGCGTTTATTGCCCCGATGCGGGAATGTAGAAAACCCATCAAGATAATCAAGAAGCGCATTGGCATAATTGTCAGCAATGACGTTCCCTGCTTTCTCCGTTATATACCTGTGCAGGTTGATTATTTGTTGTTCGGCCTCAGGAGTAATGATGACTTCATATGTCATGCAGATTACTTCCCGGATCGAATCGCGGCGCGAACCTGTGAAATGGAGCGTCCGTTGTTTGGGGTTTCGCGGATAGAATCAAGAGAGGGGGCGGCTGAATGCGTTAACCACGCTTCGATTGCTTTATCGCGCTCATTCAGTGCGCGAAGCCCTTCACGAATGACCTCGCTTTCTGAAGCATAGGCACCGGAAGCCACACGGGCGCGCACCATGTCAGCCATTTCGTTAGTTAATGTAATGCTGAATTGTTGGGTTGTACGCATGGTAAACCTCACGGAGTAGGATAGAACACCATTCGATGATAGCACGTTGCCTGTTGACGACAACAGAAATCAGAGACAATATTGCCGCACGCCAGCTTGAACAACTGGCACCTGCTGCGCCAGCAGAGAAAACCGATGGCGCACAATACCAAACATCACAATTCTGATACCGCCCCTGCCAGCAGGCAAGGGCGGTGTTCTCACACATTCAAATATGACTGGTATCAGCACGATCCCTGCACTGAAGAACAGGCCGAATGGCTGATTCATAACTACCGCAGACGTGGGTATGAGTTTAAGAAAGCCCTTAGCCTCGACTACCATCACTGGATAATCTACGTCAGGCTCCCTTATTCCGAACGCCCGCCGCGTCCGTCCCGCACATTCCAGCAACGCATCTGGAGGTAACGTGCGGGTATTACTTCGACCTGTTCCGGTACCGGAACTCGGGCTGGTGGTCCTTAAGCCGGGGCGTGAATCCATGCAGGTATTCCATAACGGCAGGGTGCTGGTGGAGCCGGAACCGAAAAACATGCGCGGTATGCCGTCCGGAGTCGTTCCTGCCGTTCGCCAGCCGCTGGCGGAAGATAAAACATTGCTGCCGTTTTTCAGCGATGAGCGTGTGATTCGTGCTGCTGGCGGCGCTGGCGCACTGTCTGACTGGCTCCTGCGTCATGTTAAATCCTGCCAGTGGCCTCATGGAGACTATCACCACAGTGAAACCGTCATACATCGTTACGGTACCGGCGCAATGTTGTTGTGCTGGCACTGCGACAACCAGCTGCGCGACCAGACATCCGAATCACTCGGGCAGCTTGCTCAACAAAATCTGACAGCCTGGATGATTGACGTCATACGTCACGCAATAAGTGGTGCACAGGAACAGGAATTATCGCTGGCTGAATTATCCTGGTGGGCGGTCTGCAATCAGGTGGCGGACGCGCTACCGGAGGCAGTATTACGTCGTTCTCTGGGATTACGTGCGGAAAAAATCCGCACGGTTTACCGCGAAAGCGACATCGTACCGGGAGAGCAGACCGCCACCAGCATACTGAAGCAGCGCACAAAAAATCTTGCGCCGTTGCCTCACGTCCACCAGCAACAGAACACACCACAGGAAAAGACGGTGGTCAGCATTGCCGTTGATCCTGAGTCTCCGGAATCTTTCATGAAGCGACCTAAACGTCGCCGTTGGGTAAATGAGAAATACACACGCTGGGTGAAGACACAGCCGTGTGCGTGTTGTGGTAAGCCAGCCGACGATCCCCATCACCTGATTGGTCACGGTCAGGGAGGGATGGGAACAAAGGCCCACGATATTTTTACGTTGCCGCTGTGTCGGGAGCATCACAACGAGCTTCATGCGGATCCGCAGGCATTCGAAGAAAAACATGGTTCTCAGGTTGATTTAATTTTTCGTTTTCTTGATCACGCCTTTGCAACAGGCGTACTCGGATAAAAGAGGTTACTGATGGGGATAGAATTTGTTTTGCCTTATCCGCCAACGGTGAACACCTACTGGCGACGTCGTGGCAGCACATATTTTGTATCAAAAGCCGGTGAGCGTTATCGCCGTGATGTGGCGCTTATTGTTCGCCAGCAGCGACTGAAATTAAACCTGTCCGGAAGGCTGGCAATAAAAATTATTGCAGAGCCACCGGATAAGCGCCGCCGCGACCTGGACAATATCCTGAAGGCACCACTGGATGCGCTGACACATGCGGGACTGCTTATCGACGATGAGCAGTTTGATGAAGTTAATATTATGCGCGGTCAGGTTGTTCCCGGTGGTCGGCTGGGGATAAAAATCACAGAACTGGAGTGCGCATGAATAACCAGTATTTACAGTTTGTGCGTGAGCAGCTCATGATCGCCACCGCTGATTTGAGTGGAGCAACAAAAGGTCAGCTTGAAGCCTGGCAGGAGAATGCCATGTTCAATACGGGGCGTTACAGACGTAAAAAAATCCGGTACCGCGATAAGGTCACGGGAAAAATAGTAACGCTGGATAATCCACCGATCCCGGGAAAGCAATCGCTGGCGAAAGGTTCATCAATTGCCCTGGTCAGTCCGGTTGAGTTTTCGACATCATCATGGCGACGCGCCGTTCTGTCTCTTGAAGAACATCATAAAGCCTGGCTGCTGTGGTGTTACAGCGGTAGCATTTGCTGGGAGCATCAGATCGCGATAACGCAGTGGGCGTGGACTGAATTTAATGCTCAATCCGGTACCAGAAAAATTGCAGGAAAAACTCTGGTGCGCCTGAAGACGTTGATCTGGTTGGCGGCGCAGGCGGTAAAAGCTGAGCTTTTTGGTGGGGAAGGTTACGAATACCAGGAACTGGCGTTACTGGTGGGAGTAACAACCAAAAACTGGTCCAAGACATTTACTGGTCACTGGGTTGCAATGAAACACATTTTTCATCGGCTGGATGGTGAAGCTTTATTGTTGGTGGAGGGAACACGTTCAAAACAAAAGGCGGCATTTTCATAGCAAAGTATTGCAAAAGTAGATAAAAAGGCATATATTTCGTGTGAATCTGATATTTTGCCGTTTTTATACGTGATGGCAAAGCTAGTAAAACCCGTGACCGAGCGGGTTTTTTTTATCCCCAAAAAAATGGCATAGACATTAAACGTGATGATGATTGTGCCAATACTTTCTCCATCAATGACGCCCCTTGACTGCATGGAATCCAATTTGTTATGTAATATGTGTTGATATTTTTGAGTTGTTAATGGTGTTACTATGGATGACAGTGCTCTGCTCAGAAACTCTTCACTTTTTGTTGCTTATATGGGCTGTCTAGGATGGGGAAGCGCTTATTTCTATGGATGGGGTACTTCATTTTACTATGGCTTTCCATGGTGGGTTGTCGGGGCTGGTGTCGATGATGTAGCACGAAGTTTGTTTTATGCTGTGACAGTTATCGTTATATTCCTTATTGGATGGGGAGTTGGTATTGTTTTCTTTTTGGGCATAAAACAAAAGCGCAATATACAAAATTTGAGTTTTATCCGGCTTTTTCTCGCGATATTGCTGCTTTTTATTCCACCTGTTCTGGAGTTTTCGGTAATTCATCAGCATGTTGAGCCAGATGTACTTATTTTCTGCATTCTTGCTGCCTTTACAATCACGCTTTTTGTCAGGTTTGGAAGAAGACTTGTTTCAGTCAAATGTTTTTCGGAAATGTCTTTTATTCGTCATCACCGAATTGAGTTCATGATGGCTGGGTTTATGATTTATTTCTGGGCATTCTCTCTTATTGCCGGTTGGTACAAACCACAGTTTAAGAGGGAATATCAGGCGATCCACTATGAGAATGTATGGTATTACATTATTGCGCGTTATGATGATCGTCTGGTGTTATCGAAATCATACAGGAGTGGGGGTAAGAAATTCGTTATATTTAATAGCGGAAATATTAATGATTTTGAAATTAATACAGTCAGAGTGCGTTAAAATTTCTTGAGTAACAAAGATTTTTACCGCCCGCCATTGAGAGGTTTTTTATGCCAGAAAAATGGTTCGGTACATAAAATGTGCAGGTGGTTATTAATACCGGTCTTTCAGCTTGCTGGCTTTTTCGACAAGAGTTATTGGTATGTCACGTTAACCAATAAAGAGAAAAAGACATGCTAAAACAGCAGGATATGACCGAAACAGCCAGAGTGGTGTTTAATGAATTAAGCGTCACTGAACCGGCAACAGTTGGGGAAATTGCGCAGAATACTTACCTTTCACGCGAACGCTGTCAGTTAATACTGACCCAGCTTGTTATGGCGGGTCTGGCAGATTATCAGTTCGGTTGTTACAGACGCCTTCCGCAGTGAAGGTTTTTTCATTTGTGGTAATGGGCGGCTGGTGGGTGTTAGCGGCACCTGCCAGCCATCTGCTCATGCGTTAGGGTCACAAGCAAACCTCAGGCCCATCTGCTTTGCGCAAAAGCGGTATGAGCCTATCAGAGAAGTGCTTATTGATCTATGGTTGATACTGTAAAAATATCCAGTTGTGAGTTAATCAACGCTGATTGCCTGGAATTTATCCAGACCTTACCGGAAAACTCTGTCGATCTGATAGTCACAGACCCGCCATACTTTAAAGTGAAGCCCGAGGGCTGGGATAACCAGTGGAAGGGCGACGATGATTACCTGAAATGGCTGGATCAGTGTCTGGCTCAGTTCTGGCGGGTACTGAAACCTGCCGGAAGTCTCTACCTGTTCTGTGGTCATCGCCTGGCATCTGACACCGAAATCATGATGCGTGAGCGCTTTAATGTGCTGAACCACATTATCTGGGCGAAGCCATCCGGACGCTGGAACGGGTGCAACAAAGAAAGCCTGCGGGCGTATTTCCCGGCAACAGAGCGCATTCTGTTTGCCGAACATTATCAGGGGCCATACCAGCCAAAAAATGATGGCTATGCGGCAAAGGAGCGCGAGCTTAAACAACACGTCATGGCCCCGCTGATTTCTTACTTCCGTGATGCGCGTGAATCACTGGGGATAACGTCCAAACAGATAGCGGAAGCCACCGGAAAGAAAAACATGGTGTCGCACTGGTTTGGTACCTGTCAGTGGCAGTTACCGAACGAAGCTGATTACAGAAAACTGCAGGCGCTGTTCGCGTGTGTTGCAGAAGAAAAGCACCAGCGTGGGGAGCTGGCAACGCCACACCAGCAACTGGTCAGCACATACAGTGAACTGAACCGGCAATATGCCAGTCTGCTTGAGGAATACAAATCTCTGCGGCGTTATTTTTCTGTATCGGCCGCCGTTCCTTATACGGACGTCTGGACGCATAAGCCCGTGCAGTATTATCCGGGTAAGCATCCCTGCGAAAAACCGGCGGATATGTTGCGTCAGATAATTTCTGCCAGCAGTCGTCCGGGGGATGTGGTTGCGGATTTTTTTATGGGATCGGGGGCAACAATAAAAGCAGCAATGGGATTGGGGCGTCGCACGATTGGGGTTGAACTTGAGTCCGGGCGTTTTGAACAAACAGTTGGTGAAATATTGGTGCTGAACGATAAATTGCGAAATGCACAATTAGATAAGAACAGGAGCTAATCCTCGATTAATATCTAAGCCAAGCAGGATGCTAGGAAGTTCTGATATATTCTGATCGTTTTTCGATGCTTTAAAATGATTTGTGCTGGTTGCGAAAGCACGTGGTCGGGCACTGCGTTCACACATCTGGAGGGTGTGAAGCCAGCTTTTTTGTGTGTATTCAGATGGCGTTCTGATTCTATAACGAGTTACGTGGACATCAGGGATGGAGAGAATAGGAACGCCATCTTAATACATTTTCCCCGTTTATTTGATATATCTTCCGGATAAGGGATTAGGTCTGGTTTTTTATGTCATTCAATAACGCTCTTCTATACTGTATACAATACTTTATCCTGGCAGTGTGTTTAAAACCTGAACTTATCCTTTGTTTCGTTTATAGACAGAAGGGCTAATGTCGACTTATCATCAGCAGGATGGCAATAGATGTGTAAGTAGCTGGTCACCAGCTATACTTCAGTGGTACTTCTGAGTGCTTCTCTCCGTGAAATGATTATCATCCAGATGGCAGGAGTAGAGTGAATATTGATGATATTTCCAGGTGCTCCAGCTTGTTGCAGCGTATTGAGGATGTTAATGCTGAACGAGCCAGGGCCTTTAGTCGTTTGACAGTTATATTTTCTACCCTTGATCGCCTTTCAGGAAAGAACATTGTTTTATTAAACAGTGATGCCATCCATAAGGTTTTTGAAGAGTTCATGGCTGCTAATTCAGAATTGCTGGCTCTTGTTGAGGAATACAACGAGATAGCCAGCCGTGTCGGTATGGATGAATTCAACGTCATACTTCGTGGATAAAAACATGCTTCATATTTTCTGTTAGCTCGCTACTGCGAGCTTTTTTGTATCTGAGCCACATCAGGCGCACATCAAAAACACAGAGCCTTTCAGGGCGGGGAGGGGGCTCTTGCCGTTACACCGTAATGCAAAATAACAGCATACAAAAGGTATCGGTGATGGTTGTTATTGGTGTGGTTTATTAAAAAAGTGTAAGAAAATTATGAGCGTTGTAGTTGAACAAAATGGTGAAATTGTATGAGCTCGGCATAATGAAAGTTCTGAAGGTATTGCCTGCACACGCTGTGTAAAGGACGGCACGCAACTGCGACTCGTTGCCGTCCTTGAGGACGCATTTACTCAGGCTAAAGGCGAGTTGCTATGCTGGGATGACGGAAATGGAGTGCCGAATAGCTGCACTTCCGCCTCCTAAATCAATTGTAATATTCCAGTAACCTGAATGCGGTACATGAAGGTGGGCCGGTAATCTCTGAAAAAAACCGCCACCACCGTGATGATGAAAGCTTCTTGCGTTGCGGTAGTTATTAAAGTTTGTATCTGTCATCAGCAAAATATTGCACTGATGAGAGCAGTCAACCACTACCGTATCTCCTGCATTTAAATGCATTCTTTTATGTAAAAACTGCATGTGATTTCCCTGATCAGAGGTAATCAGCCATCCCTCTTTCTCTATGATGAGCCAGCGTCCCACCACTGGCGGGCTGAATGCTTAACATATCCAGGGTTCAGAAAACGGTAAACCCTGATAAATATCCATATCTTCAAACGTTAATAAAATGTCAGTTACGGGGCCGCTGATGGTCCTTTTTATTTACAGGAGAATAAATATGTCTGAACCCTTATCCGGTTCCAGCACTGCTGTGGCGCTCGGCGGGGCGACGGTATTCGGGCTGTTTACCGGGACGGATTTCGGGATTGTGTTTGGCGCGTTTGCCGGGGCGTTGTTTGTGGCCACGATGCCACAGGTGATTTCTGTCTGGCGTGTGGCGGCGCATTTTCTGGTGTCGTTCATTGTTGGCGTGCTGGGGGCGGATGTCCTTGCGTCCTGGCTGGTCGAAAAATTGAATCTCCACAGCACATCTCTCGACGCGCTTTGTGCGGTACTGGTATCGGTGGTGTCGGTGAAGATTCTCTCATTCATCCACCAGCAGGATATCGCATCGCTGGTATCCGGGCTGTTCTCCCGTCTGCGGGGTGGAGGCGGTAATGTTAAGTAACCTTCCCGGATTACTGAATGTGGTGTTAAGCACGGTTATCGTGCTGACGCTCTTTTTTTATCGTCGTGGTGAGTCGAGACATAAACCGCTGATGTCGTGGCTGGCCTGGCTGCTGATGCTGCTTTATGCCTTTGCGCCGCTTTGTTATCTGTGTGGTCGCTTTCCACCCGGTAACTGGCTGGTCGTCCTGATTAACCTGGTGTTCTGCGTGCTGGTGATACGAGCACGCGGGAACGTATCAAAAATCCTTGTATTACGAAGGCGCTGATATGAAGTCGAAAGATGAAATTTTTGACGAAATTCTGGGAAAAGAGGGCGGTTACGTCAATCACCCGGATGATAAAGGTGGTCCGACTAAATGGGGCATCACTGAAAAAGTTGCCCGTGCACACGGTTATCAGGGCGATATGCGTGACCTGACGCGTGGGCAGGCGCTGGAAATACTCGAGGCGGACTACTGGTACGGACCACGATTCGACCAGGTTGAGGACCTGTCTCCGGATATTGCCGCAGAGTTGTGCGATACGGGCGTGAACATGGGGCCAACTGTGGCGTCCAGAATGCTTCAGCGCTGGCTGAACGTTTTCAACCTGCGCGGGAAACTCTATCCGGATATGGATGCTGATGGACGCATCGGGCCGCGTACTCTTAATGCATTACGGGCATATCTGAAAAATCGCAGCAGGGATGGTGAACTGGTACTGGTGAAAGCCCTGAACTGTACGCAGGGCGAGCGTTATCTGGAGCTGGCAGAGAAACGCGAGGCCAATGAGTCGTTTGTCTATGGCTGGATGAAAGAGCGCGTGGTGGTTTAAAAACTGACACTGAAGTGCTGAACACCCTCAACTCATGCAGGCTCTTTTCTGGGGCTACGATGAGCGAAAGTAAGGGGCATAGCATCAGATAGCAAAAACCCCGGCTGCGGTAACAGTCCGGGGTTTTCTGTTTCTGGCCTTGGGTAAGGCAAAGGAGAACATGAGGAAGTATAAACTAATTCTGTTGAGGTTGACTATGAAAAACGGCCTTGAATTGAAAGCGCCTGTAACTGATGACATCAGCAGAGCGGTGGCTTTTGCCATTAAGTGGGTGGCGGTCGGTATCGCTGTGTCTCCGATGCTGTATGGGATGGCAAAATTGCTCATTGCTGTGAAATCGTAAGTGGGGCAGGGGTAAATATGTCAGATAACATTATAAAACTGGCGCGAATTCTCTGTGTGGTTGTTGGCCTTTCATTTTCAGCAATGTTGGTTGCCATTTTCATTTCCACCGCCTGGCGAGTATTGAGCTTATCCGGATTGATTGGTGGATAGTGAGATGAAGCGAAAACACTGGACACACAGAATGCCGCGAACGGCGGCGAAATGGGCACTGGTAGCGATACTGGTGCCTTTTTTCCTGGTGGGATGCGTCAGCCTGGATAAGGCGCGCCAGCTTTTCGATACAGCTTCTCAGGTCTGTGAAATTGTCGACGGTGTTCGGCAGTGTATGCAGAACTGATCGCCTGTAAGAGCAGAATATTGTTGAATCTAAATTTACTTTGAACAGTGGCCCGGATGGAAAGGGCATCTAAATAGGAGCAGAAAAATGTTAACTGTAAAAGTCATGTCTCAAAATGGTGGGGAAGAGATCCATTGCGGGCGTAGCATTGGCTATCATCCTGAGCAGCGGAGTATTGCCGTATCGGGAAAGGATGGGAAAGTCATTCTGAAAGATGGAGATATTGCTTATGTAATGAACCAAAACGCTCAAATAATATCTGTTTATCGGCCCAATAATAGTCAGAAAAACATTTGAATTTCGCAAGGCCAAAGTTCAGTGGTGATCGTTATCAACTAATTGAAATAACAAGCTTATGTTTGTGTAATTGGTGATATAGCATGTTAATGTTGAATATCAGCGTCAACATGGAGTTATACAATGGTTTTTAAACACTATTACGTGAACAAAAATGCTCAGAGCAATGGCGATCATGAGGTGCATGCTGAGGAATGTTCATATCTTCCTGCTGTAGCTAACCGCGATTACCTTGGTTACTATAGTGATTGTTCTTCGGCGGTAACAGAGGCAAAGGCCAAAGGATATTCCCGGGTGAATGGTTGCTATTGGTGTGCCAATAAGTGCCACACGTCTTAATCAATTGTCAATAAACCATAAAGGCCGCTCTGCGGCCTTTTTCATGTTAAAAAAGATTGCGGCATTACAGCAGCCCTTCACTCTAAGGGGCTGCTGTAATGTGAGAAATAAAAAACCGGTCCAGCTACACAGAACCGGCCGGCGAAGACCGCCAATACCACCCATGCATTGATGCAACATACTAATGACAATAGCCGCTATTGATGTAAATGCAATGTTATGCATCGACGAAAATAAAAAACCGGCAGGGGAAATCCATTGAAGATTTGCCGGTGGCAAAAGAGGGCCATGCTTTTAACCTTAGTCGCAGAGTTACGGAGTGCAACAACGACCGTCGCCGTTATCTTGCTGAAAGGCGTTTCAATGATTTTCATCAATTTATTCATCAGCAATGGTGATAATCACTCTCATTTGTGCGGGTCCTTCCGGTGGGGTGGCCTGCCACGGGGCGGCGACCTCGCGGGTTTTCGCTATTTACGAGTTTTTTTGAGGTGATGGTTGTTGTTTTATCGTTTGATATATCTACTTGATAAGTAATAAGAAAGAAAAATAAACACAACAACCTGATGATCTTTCTTATACGAAAAAGCATGTAAAATCAGAGGGTTTTACAAAAAACGTGGTTGTTGTATTGCTTTTTTGCCGGTGGTTTATGGAGGGGCTGTGGCCTTTTTATTGAATAAAAGCGACATGGCCTCCTCCATCGGTATCTCAGTACAGGCATTTGATAAATGGGGTGTTCCTCCTGTTGAGCGCCGGGGGAGAGAGGTTTTCTATGACGTTAAAACTGTACTGGAGATAGATCGCGAGCGACGTCAACAAAACCAGAAATCTTCAGGTGGTGAAAATGATCTTGAGGAAAGGCTACTTCAGGCCAGGGTTAACCTGACGGAAGAACAGGCTATTGCTCAGCGGTTAAAAAACCAGGTTGCAGAGCATAAGGTGATTGATACAGCTTTCTCTATTTTTGCCCTGTCTCGGTTATCCGGAGAACTGGCATCTGTTTTGGACAGTATTCCGCTTTCGATGCAAAGAAAATTCCCTGAATTGACAGGCAGACAATTGGCTTATCTAAAAGAGCTGGTTGCGAAGGGGGCTAATAAATGCGTTGAGTCCGCTGAAAAAATGAAGGAATTTGCGGATGAGTATTACAGAAATACAGATGAATAATTTCGTATTGGCAGTGAAGGCGGGTCTCTCAGTCCTGAAAAGACCATTGCCAATGACCCCCGTTGAATGGGCGGATGCCAATTACTATCTCCCAAAAGAATCCGCATACCAGGAAGGGCGCTGGGAAACACTGCCCTTTCAGCGGGCCATCATGAATGCGATGGGCAGCGACTACATCCGCGAGGTGAATGTGGTGAAGTCTGCCCGTGTCGGTTATTCCAAAATGCTGCTGGGTGTTTATGCCTACTTCATAGAGCATAAGCAGCGCAACACCCTTATCTGGTTGCCGACGGATGGTGATGCCGAGAACTTTATGAAAACTCACGTTGAGCCGACCATCCGTGATATTCCTTCGCTGCTGGTGCTGGCCCCGTGGTATGGCAAAAAGCACCGGGATAACACGCTCACCATGAAGCGTTTCACCAATGGGCGTGGTTTCTGGTGCCTGGGCGGTAAAGCGGCAAAAAACTACCGTGAAAAGTCGGTGGATGTGGCGGGTTATGATGAACTTGCTGCCTTTGATGATGATATTGAACAGGAAGGCTCTCCGACGTTCCTGGGCGATAAGCGTATTGAAGGCTCGGTCTGGCCAAAGTCCATCCGTGGCTCCACGCCCAAAGTGAGAGGCACCTGTCAGATTGAGCGTGCAGCCAGTGAATCCCCGCATTTTATGCGTTTTCATGTTGCCTGCCCGCACTGCGGGGAGGAGCAGTACCTTAAATTTGGCGATAAAGAGACGCCGTTTGGCCTCAAATGGACGCCGGATGATCCCTCCAGCGTGTTTTATCTCTGCGAACATAATGCCTGCGTCATCCGCCAGCAGGAGCTGGACTTCACTGATGCCCGTTATATCTGCGAAAAGACCGGGATCTGGACCCGTGATGGCATTCTCTGGTTTTCGTCATCCGGTGAAGAGATTGAGCCGCCGGACAGCGTGACCTTTCACATCTGGACGGCGTACAGCCCGTTCACCACCTGGGTGCAGATTGTCAAAGACTGGATGAAAACGAAAGGGGATACGGGAAAACGTAAAACCTTCGTGAACACCACGCTCGGTGAGACATGGGAAGCGAAAATCGGTGAACGTCCGGATGCTGAAGTGATGGCAGAGCGGAAAGAGCATTATTCAGCGCCCGTTCCTGACCGTGTGGCTTACCTGACCGCCGGTATCGACTCCCAGCTGGACCGCTACGAAATGCGCGTATGGGGATGGGGGCCGGGTGAGGAAAGCTGGCTGATTGACCGGCAGATTATTATGGGCCGCCACGACGATGAACAGACGCTGCTGCGTGTGGATGAGGCCATCAATAAAACCTATACCCGCCGGAATGGTGCAGAAATGTCGGTATCCCGTATCTGCTGGGATACTGGCGGGATTGACCCGACCATTGTGTATGAACGCTCGAAAAAACATGGGCTGTTCCGGGTGATCCCCATTAAAGGGGCATCCGTCTACGGTAAGCCGGTGGCCAGCATGCCTCGTAAGCGAAACAAAAACGGGGTTTACCTTACCGAAATCGGTACGGATACCGCGAAAGAGCAGATTTATAACCGCTTCACACTGACGCCGGAAGGGGATGAACCGCTTCCCGGTGCCGTTCACTTCCCGAATAACCCGGATATTTTTGATCTGACCGAAGCGCAGCAGCTGACTGCTGAAGAGCAGGTCGAAAAATGGGTGGATGGCAGGAAAAAAATACTGTGGGACAGCAAAAAGCGACGCAATGAAGCACTCGACTGCTTCGTTTATGCGCTGGCGGCGCTGCGTATCAGTATTTCCCGCTGGCAGCTGGATCTCAGTGCGCTGCTGGCGAGCCTGCAGGAAGAGGATAGTGCAGCAACCAACAAGAAAACACTGGCAGATTACGCCCGTGCCTTATCCGGAGAGGATGAATGACGCGACAGGAAGAACTTGCCGCTGCCCGTGCGGCACTGCATGACCTGATGACAGGTAAACGGGTGGCAACAGTACAGAAAGACGGACGAAGGGTGGAGTTTACGGCCACTTCCGTGTCTGACCTGAAAAAATATATTGCAGAGCTGGAAGTGCAGACCGGCATGACACAGCGACGCAGGGGACCTGCAGGATTTTATGTATGAAAACGCCCACCATTCCCACCCTTCTTGGGCCGGACGGCATGACATCGCTGCGCGAATATGCCGGTTATCACGGTGGTGGCAGCGGATTTGGTGGGCAGTTGCGGGCGTGGAACCCACCGGGTGAAAGTGTGGATGCAGCCCTGTTGCCCAACTTTACCCGTGGCAATGCCCGCGCAGACGATCTGGTACGCAATAACGGCTATGCCGCCAACGCCATCCAGCTGCATCAGGATCATATCGTCGGGTCTTTTTTCCGGCTCAGCCATCGCCCAAGCTGGCGCTATCTGGGCATCGGGGAGGAAGAAGCCCGTGCCTTTTCCCGCGAGGTTGAAGCGGCATGGAAAGAGTTTGCCGAGGATGACTGCTGCTGCATTGACGTTGAGCGAAAACGCACGTTTACCATGATGATTCGGGAAGGTGTGGCTATGCACGCCTTTAACGGTGAACTGTTCGTTCAGGCCACCTGGGATACCAGTTCGTCGCGGCTTTTCCGGACACAGTTCCGGATGGTCAGCCCGAAGCGCATCAGCAACCCGAACAATACCGGCGACAGCCGGAACTGCCGTGCCGGTGTGCAGATTAATGACAGCGGTGCGGCGCTGGGATATTACGTCAGCGAGGACGGGTATCCTGGCTGGATGCCGCAGAAATGGACATGGATACCCCGTGAGTTACCCGGCGGGCGCGCCTCGTTCATTCACGTTTTTGAACCCGTGGAGGACGGGCAGACTCGCGGTGCAAATGTGTTTTACAGCGTGATGGAGCAGATGAAGATGCTCGACACGCTGCAGAACACGCAGCTGCAGAGCGCCATTGTGAAGGCGATGTATGCCGCCACCATTGAGAGTGAGCTGGATACGCAGTCAGCGATGGATTTTATTCTGGGCGCGAACAGTCAGGAGCAGCGGGAAAGGCTGACCGGCTGGATTGGTGAAATTGCCGCGTATTACGCCGCAGCGCCGGTCCGGCTGGGAGGCGCAAAAGTACCGCACCTGATGCCGGGTGACTCACTGAACCTGCAGACGGCTCAGGATACGGATAACGGCTACTCCGTGTTTGAGCAGTCACTGCTGCGGTATATCGCTGCCGGGCTGGGTGTCTCGTATGAGCAGCTTTCCCGGAATTACGCCCAGATGAGCTACTCCACGGCACGGGCCAGTGCGAACGAGTCGTGGGCGTACTTTATGGGGCGGCGAAAATTCGTCGCATCCCGTCAGGCGAGCCAGATGTTTCTGTGCTGGCTGGAAGAGGCCATCGTTCGCCGCGTGGTGACGTTACCTTCAAAAGCGCGCTTCAGTTTTCAGGAAGCCCGCAGTGCCTGGGGGAACTGCGACTGGATAGGCTCCGGTCGTATGGCCATCGATGGTCTGAAAGAAGTTCAGGAAGCGGTGATGCTGATAGAAGCCGGACTGAGTACCTACGAGAAAGAGTGCGCAAAACGCGGTGACGACTATCAGGAAATTTTTGCCCAGCAGGTCCGTGAAACGATGGAGCGCCGCGCAGCTGGTCTTAAACCGCCCGCCTGGGCGGCTGCAGCATTTGAATCCGGGCTGCGACAATCAACAGAGGAGGAGAAGAGTGACAGCAGAGCTGCGTAATCTCCCGCATATTGCCAGCATGGCCTTTAATGAGCCGCTGATGCTTGAACCCGCCTATGCGCGGGTTTTCTTTTGTGCGCTTGCAGGCCAGCTTGGGATCAGCCGCCTGACGGATGCGGTGTCCGGCGACAGCCTGACTGCCCAGGAGGCACTCGCGACGCTGGCATTATCCGGTGATGATGACGGACCACGACAGGCCCGCAGTTATCAGGTCATGAACGGCATCGCCGTGCTGCCGGTGTCCGGCACGCTGGTCAGCCGGACGCGGGCGCTGCAGCCGTACTCGGGGATGACCGGTTACAACGGCATTATCGCCCGTCTGCAACAGGCTGCCAGCGATCCGATGGTGGACGGCATTCTGCTCGATATGGACACGCCCGGCGGGATGGTGGCGGGAGCATTTGACTGCGCTGACATCATCGCCCGTGTGCGTGACATAAAACCGGTATGGGCGCTGGCCAATGACATGAACTGCAGTGCAGGGCAGCTGCTTGCCAGCGCCGCCTCCCGGCGTCTGGTCACGCAGACCGCCCGGACAGGCTCCATCGGCGTCATGATGGCTCACAGTAATTACGGTGCTGCGCTGGAGAAACAGGGCGTGGAAATCACGCTGATTTACAGCGGCAGCCATAAGGTGGATGGCAACCCCTACAGCCATCTTCCGGATGACGTCCGGGAGACACTGCAGTCCCGGATGGATGCAACCCGCCGGATGTTTGCGCAGAAGGTGTCGGCATATACCGGCCTGTCCGTGCAGGCTGTGCTGGATACCGAGGCTGCAGTGTACAGCGGTCAGGAGGCCATTGATGCCGGACTGGCTGATGAACTTGTTAACAGCACCGATGCGATCACCGTTATGCGTGATGCACTGGATGCACGTAAATCCCGTCTCTCAGGAGGGCGAATGACCAAAGAGACTCAATCAACAACTGTTTCAGCCACTGCTTCGCAGGCTGACGTTACTGACGTGGTGCCAGCGACGGAGGGCGAAAACGCCAGCGCGGCGCAGCCGGACGTGAACGCGCAGATCACCGCTGCGGTTGCGGCAGAAAACAGCCGCATTATGGGGATCCTCAACTGTGAGGAGGCTCACGGACGCGAAGAACAGGCACGCGTGCTGGCAGAAACCCCCGGTATGACCGTGAAAACGGCCCGCCGCATTCTGGCCGCAGCACCACAGAGTGCACAGGCGCGCAGTGACACTGCGCTGGATCGTCTGATGCAGGGGGCACCGGCACCGCTGGCTGCAGGTAACCCGGCATCTGATGCCGTTAACGATTTGCTGAACACACCAGTGTAAGGGATGTTTATGACGAGCAAAGAAACCTTTACCCATTACCAGCCGCAGGGCAACAGTGACCCGGCTCATACCGCAACCGCGCCCGGCGGATTGAGTGCGAAAGCGCCTGCAATGACCCCGCTGATGCTGGACACCTCCAGCCGTAAGCTGGTTGCGTGGGATGGCACCACCGACGGTGCTGCCGTTGGCATTCTTGCGGTTGCTGCTGACCAGACCAGCACCACGCTGACGTTCTACAAGTCCGGCACGTTCCGTTATGAGGATGTGCTCTGGCCGGAGGCTGCCAGCGACGAGACGAAAAAACGGACCGCGTTTGCCGGAACGGCAATCAGCATCGTTTAACTTTACCCTTCATCACTAAAGGCCGCCTGTGCGGCTTTTTTTACGGGATTTTTTTATGTCGATGTACACAACCGCCCAGCTGCTGGCGGCAAATGAGCAGAAATTTAAGTTTGATCCGCTGTTTCTGCGTCTCTTTTTCCGTGAGAGCTATCCCTTCACCACGGAGAAAGTCTATCTCTCACAAATTCCGGGACTGGTAAACATGGCGCTGTACGTTTCGCCGATTGTTTCCGGTGAGGTTATCCGTTCCCGTGGCGGCTCCACCTCTGAATTTACGCCGGGATATGTCAAGCCGAAGCATGAAGTGAATCCGCAGATGACCCTGCGTCGCCTGCCGGATGAAGATCCGCAGAATCTGGCGGACCCGGCTTACCGCCGCCGTCGCATCATCATGCAGAACATGCGTGACGAAGAGCTGGCCATTGCTCAGGTCGAAGAGATGCAGGCAGTTTCTGCCGTGCTTAAGGGCAAATACACCATGACCGGTGAAGCCTTCGATCCGGTTGAGGTGGATATGGGCCGCAGTGAGGAGAATAACATCACGCAGTCCGGCGGCACGGAGTGGAGCAAGCGTGACAAGTCCACGTATGACCCGACCGACGATATCGAAGCCTACGCGCTGAACGCCAGCGGTGTGGTGAATATCATCGTGTTCGATCCGAAAGGCTGGGCGCTGTTCCGTTCCTTCAAAGCCGTCAGGGAGAAGCTGGATACCCGTCGTGGCTCTCATTCCGAGCTGGAGACAGCGGTGAAAGACCTGGGTAAAGCGGTGTCCTATAAGGGGATGTATGGCGATGTGGCCATCGTCGTGTATTCCGGACAGTACGTGGAAAACGGCGTCAAAAAGAACTTCCTGCCGGACAACACGATGGTGCTGGGGAACACTCAGGCACGCGGTCTGCGCACCTATGGCTGTATTCAGGATGCGGATGCATTGAGTGAGGGTATTAATGCGTCTCCCCGTTATCCGAAAAACTGGAAGACATCCGGCGATCCGGCGCGAGAGTTCACCATGATTCAGTCAGCACCGCTGATGCTGCTGGCTGATCCTGATGAGTTCGTGTCTGTACAACTGGCGTAATCATGGCCCTTCGGGGCCATTGTTTCTCTGTGGAGGAGTCCATGACGAAAGATGAACTGATTGCCCGTCTCCGCTCGCTGGGTGAACAACTGAACCGTGATGTCAGCCTGACGGGGACGAAAGAAGAACTGGCGCTCCGTGTGGCAGAGCTGGAAGAGGAGCTTGATGACACGGATGAAACTGCCGGTCAGGGCACCCCTCTCAGCCGGGAAAATGTGCTGACCGGACATGAAAATGAGGTGGGATCAGCGCAGCCGGATACCGTGATTCTGGATACGTCTGAACTGGTCACGGTCGTGGCACTGGTGAAGCTGCATACTGATGCACTTCACGCCACGCGGGATGAACCTGTGGCATTTGTGCTGCCGGGAACGGCGTTTCGTGTCTCTGCCGGTGTGGCAGCCGAAATGACAGAGCGCGGCCTGGCCAGAATGCAATAACGGGAGGCGCTGTGGCTGATTTCGATAACCTGTTCGATGCTGCCATTGCCCGCGCCGATGAAACGATTCGCGGGTACATGGGAACGTCAGCCACCATGACATCCGGTGAGCAGTCAGGTGCGGTGATACGTGGTGTTTTTGATGACCCTGAAAATATCAGCTATGCCGGACAGGGCGTGCGCGTTGAAGGCTCCAGCCCGTCCCTGTTTGTCCGGACTGATGAGGTGCGGCAGCTGCGGCGTGGAGACACGCTGACCATCGGTGAGGAAAATTTCTGGGTAGATCGGGTTTCGCCGGATGATGGTGGAAGCTGTCATCTCTGGCTTGGACGGGGCGTACCGCCTGCCGTTAACCGTCGCCGCTGAAAGGGGGGGGTATGGCCATAAAAGGTCTTGAGCAGGCCATTGAAAACCTCAGCCGTATCAGCAGAACGGCGGTGCCTGGTGCCGCCGCAATGGCCATTAACCGCGTTGCTTCATCCGCGATATCGCAGTCGGCGTCACAGGTTGCCCGTGAGACAAAGGTACGCCGGAAACTGGTAAAGGAAAGGGCCAGGCTGAAAAGGGCTACGGTCAAAAATCCGCAGGCCAGAATCAGGGTTAACCGGGGGGATTTGCCCGTAATAAAGCTGGGTAACGCGCGGATTGTCCTGTCCCGACGCAGGCGTCGTAAAAAGGGGCAGCGTTCAGCCCTGAAAGGTGGCGGCAGCGTGCTTGTGGTGGGTAACCGTCGTATTCCCGGCGCGTTTATTCAGCAACTGAAAAATGGCCGGTGGCATGTCATGCAGCGTGTGGCCGGGAAAAACCGTTACCCCATTGATGTAGTGAAAATCCCGATGGCGGTGCCGCTTACCACGGCGTTTAAACAAAATATTGAGCGGATACGGCGTGAACGTCTTCCGAAAGAGCTGGGCTATGCGCTGCAGCATCAACTGAGGATGGTAATAAAGCGATGAAACATACTGAACTCCGTGCAGCCGTACTGGATGCACTGGAGAAGCATGACACCGGGGCGACGCTTTTTGATGGTCGCCCCGCTGTTTTTGATGAGGCGGATTTTCCGGCAGTTGCCGTTTATCTCACCGGCGCTGAATACACGGGCGAAGAGCTGGACAGCGATACCTGGCAGGCGGAGCTGCATATCGAAGTTTTCCTGCCTGCTCAGGTGCCGGATTCAGAGCTGGATGCGTGGATGGAGTCCCGGATTTATCCGGTGATGAGTGATATCCCGGCACTGTCAGATTTGATCACCAGTATGGTGGCCAGCGGCTATGACTACCGGCGCGACGATGATGCGGGCCTGTGGAGTTCAGCCGATCTGACTTATGTCATTACCTATGAAATGTGAGGACGATATGCCTGTACCAAATCCAGTAATGCCGGTGAAAGGGGCCGGGACCACCCTGTGGGTTTATAAGGGGAACGGTGACCCTTATGCGAACCCGCTTTCAGACGTTGACTGGTCGCGTCTGGCTAAAGTTAAAGACCTGACGCCCGGCGAACTGACCGCTGAGTCCTATGACGACAGCTATCTCGATGATGAAGATGCAGACTGGACCGCGACCGGGCAGGGGCAGAAATCTGCCGGAGATACCAGCTTCACGCTGGCGTGGATGCCCGGAGAGCAGGGGCAGCAGGCGCTGCTGGCGTGGTTTAATGAAGGTGATACCCGAGCCTATAAAATCCGCTTCCCGAACGGCACGGTCGATGTGTTCCGTGGCTGGGTCAGCAGTATCGGTAAGGCGGTGACGGCGAAGGAAGTGATCACCCGTACGGTGAAGGTCACCAATGTGGGCCGTCCGTCAATGGCAGAAGATCGCAGTACGGTGACGGCGGCAACCGGTATGACTGTGACGCCTGCCAGCTCCTCGGTGGTGAAAGGGCAGAGCACCACGCTGACCGTGGCATTCCAGCCGGAGGGCGCAACTGACAAGAGCTTCCGTGCGGTGTCAGCGGATAAAACAAAAGCCACCGTGTCGGTCAGTGGTATGACCATCACCGTGAAAGGCGTTGCTGCAGGTAAGGTCAACATTCCGGTTGTATCCGGTAATGGTGAACTTGCTGCGGTTGCAGAAATCACCGTCACCGACAGTTAATCCGGAGAGTCAGCGATGTTCCTGAAAACCGAATCATTTGAACATAACGGCGTGACCGTCACGCTTTCTGAACTGTCAGCCCTGCAGCGTATTGAGCATCTCGCCCTGATGAAACGGCAGGCAGAACAGGCGGAGTCAGACAGCAACCGGAAGTTTACTGTGGAAGACGCCATCAGAACCGGCGCGTTTCTGGTGGCGATGTCCCTGTGGCATAACCATCCGCAGAAGACGCAGATGCCGTCCATGAATGAAGCCGTTAAACAGATTGAGCAGGAAGTGCTTACCACCTGGCCCACGGAGGCAATTTCTCATGCTGAAAACGTGGTGTACCGGCTGTCTGGTATGTATGAGTTTGTGGTGAATGATGCCCCTGAACAGACAGAGGACGCCGGGCCCGCAGAGCCTGTTTCTGCGGGAAAGTGTTCGACGGTGAGCTGAGTTTTGCCCTGAAACTGGCGCGTGAGATGGGGCGACCCGACTGGCGTGCCATGCTTGCCGGGATGTCATCCACGGAGTATGCCGACTGGCACCGCTTTTACAGTACCCATTATTTTCATGATGTTCTGCTGGATATGCACTTTTCCGGGCTGACGTACACCGTGCTCAGCCTGTTTTTCAGCGATCCGGATATGCATTCGCTGGATTTCAGTCTGCTGAACCGGCGCGAGGCTGACGAAGAGCCTGAAGATGATGTGCTGATGCAGAAAGCGGCAGGGCTTGCCGGAGGTGTCCGCTTTGGCCCGGACGGGAATGAAGTTATCCCCGCTTCCCCGGATGTGGCGGACATGACGGAGGATGACGTAATGCTGATGACAGTATCAGAAGGGATCGCAGGAGGAGTCCGGTATGGCTGAACCGGTAGGCGATCTGGTCGTTGATTTAAGTCTGGATGCGGCCAGATTTGACGAGCAGATGGCCAGAGTCAGGCGTCATTTTTCCGGTACGGAAAGTGATGCGAAAAAAACAGCGGCAGTCGTTGAACAGTCGCTGAGCCGACAGGCGCTGGCTGCACAGAAAGCGGGGATTTCCGTCGGGCAGTATAAAGCCGCCATGCGTATGCTGCCTGCACAGTTCACCGACGTGGCCACGCAGCTTGCAGGCGGGCAAAGTCCGTGGCTGATCCTGCTGCAACAGGGTGGTCAGGTTAAGGACTCCTTCGGCGGGATGATCCCCATGTTCAGGGGGCTTGCCGGTGCGATCACCCTGCCGATGGTGGGGGCCACCTCGCTGGCGGTGGCGACCGGTGCGCTGGCGTATGCCTGGTATCAGGGCAACTCAACCCTGTCCGATTTCAACAAAACGCTGGTCCTTTCCGGCAATCAGGCGGGACTGACGGCAGATCGTATGCTGGTCCTGTCCAGAGCCGGGCAGACGGCAGGGCTGACGTTTAACCAGACCTGCGAGTCACTCAGCGCACTGGTTAAGGCGGGGGTAAGCGGTGAGGCTCAGATTGCGTCCATCAGCCAGAGTGTGGCGCGTTTCTCCTCTGCATCCGGCGTGGAGGTGGACAAGGTCGCTGAAGCCTTCGGGAAGCTGACCACAGACCCGACGTCAGGGCTGACGGCGATGGCACGCCAGTTCCATAACGTGACGGCGGAGCAGATTGCGTATGTTGCTCAGTTGCAGCGTTCCGGCGATGAAGCCGGGGCATTGCAGGCGGCGAACGAGGCCGCAACGAAAGGGTTTGATGACCAGACCCGCCGCCTGAAAGAGAACATGGGCACGCTGGAGACCTGGGCAGACAGGACAGCGCGGGCATTCAAATCCATGTGGGATGCGGTGCTGGATATTGGTCGTCCTGATACCGCGCAGGAGATGCTGATTAAGGCAGAGGCTGCGTTTAAGAAAGCAGACGACATCTGGAATCTGCGCAAGGATGATTATTTTGTTAACGATGAAGCGCGGGCGCGTTACTGGGATGATCGTGAAAAGGCCCGTCTTGCGCTTGAAGCCGCCCGAAAGAAGGCTGAGCAGCAGACTCAACAGGACAAAAATGCGCAGCAGCAGAGCTATACCGAAGCGTCACGGCTGAAATATACCGAAGAGGCGCAGAAGGCTTACGAACGGCTGCAGACGCCGCTGGAGAAATATACCGCCCGTCAGGAAGAACTGAACAAGGCACTGAAAGACGGGAAAATCCTGCAGGCAGATTACAACACGCTGATGGCGGCGGCGAAAAAGGATTATGAAGCGACGCTGAAAAAGCCGAAACAGTCCGGCGTGAAGGTGTCTGCGGGCGATCGTCAGGAAGACAGTGCTCATGCTGCCCTGCTGACGCTTCAGGCTGAACTCCGGACGCTGGAGAAGCATGCCGGAGCGAATGAGAAAATCAGCCAGCAGCGCCGGGATTTGTGGAAGGCGGAGAGTCAGTTCGCGGTACTGGAGGAGGCGGCGCAACGTCGCCAGCTGTCCGCACAGGAGAAATCCCTGCTGGCGCATAAAGATGAGACGCTGGAGTACAAACGCCAGCTGGCTGCACTTGGCGATAAGGTCACGTATCAGGAGCGCCTGAATGCGCTGGCGCAGCAGGCGGATAAATTCGCACAGCAGCAACGGGCAAAACGGGCCGCCATTGATGCGAAAAGCCGGGGGCTGACTGACCGGCAGGCAGAACGGGAAGCCACAGAACAGCGCCTGAAGGAACAGTATGGCGATAATCCGCTGGCGCTGAATAACGTCATGTCAGAGCAGAAAAAGACCTGGGCGGCTGAAGACCAGCTTCGCGGGAACTGGATGGCAGGCCTGAAGTCCGGCTGGAGTGAGTGGGAAGAGAGCGCCACGGACAGTATGTCGCAGGTAAAAAGTGCAGCCACGCAGACCTTTGATGGTATTGCACAGAATATGGCGGCGATGCTGACCGGCAGTGAGCAGAACTGGCGCAGCTTCACCCGTTCCGTGCTGTCCATGATGACAGAAATTCTGCTTAAGCAGGCAATGGTGGGGATTGTCGGGAGTATCGGCAGCGCCATTGGCGGGGCTGTTGGTGGCGGCGCATCCGCGTCAGGCGGTACAGCCATTCAGGCCGCTGCGGCGAAATTCCATTTTGCAACCGGAGGGTTTACGGGAACCGGCGGCAAATATGAGCCAGCGGGGATTGTTCACCGTGGTGAGTTTGTCTTCACGAAGGAGGCAACCAGCCGGATTGGCGTGGGGAATCTTTACCGGCTGATGCGCGGCTATGCCACCGGCGGTTATGTCGGTACACCGGGCAGCATGGCAGACAGCCGGTCGCAGGCGTCCGGGACGTTTGAGCAGAATAACCATGTGGTGATTAACAACGACGGCACGAACGGGCAGATAGGGCCACAGGCGCTGAAGGCTGTTTATGACGTAGCCCGTAAGGCGGCAATGGATGTTGTGACCGGGCAGATGCGCGATGGTGGTCTGTTCTCCGGAGGTGGACGATGAAAACCTTCCGCTGGAAAGTGAAACCCGGGATGGATGTGACATCGGCTCCTTCCGTCAGGGAGGTGCGCTTTGGTGATGGCTATTCCCAGCGTGCGCCTGCCGGGCTGAACGCTGACCTGAAAACGTACAGCGTGACGCTGTCTGTCTCCCGTGAGGAGGCCACGGCGCTGGAGTCGTTTCTGGCAGAGCACGGAGGCTGGAAGGCCTTTCTGTGGACGCCGCCTTATGGTTACAGGCAGATAAAGGTGACCTGCGCAAAATGGTCGTCGCAGGTCAGTATGTTGCGTGTTGAGTTCAGCGCAGAGTTTAAACAGGTGGTGAACTGATGCAGGATATCCGGCAGGAAACACTGAATGAATGCACCCGTGCGGAGCAGTCGGCCAGCGTGGTGCTCTGGGAAATCGATCTGACAGAGGTCGGTGGAGAACGTTATTTTTTCTGTAATGAGCAGAACGAAAAAGGTGAGCCGGTCACCTGGCAGGGGCGACAGTATCAGCCGTATCCCATTCAGGGGACGGGATTTGAACTGAACGGCAAGGGCAGTGCTGCCCGTCCGACACTGACGGTCTCTAACCTGTACGGTATGGTCACCGGGATGGCGGAAGATCTGCAGAGTCTGGTTGGCGGAACGGTGGTCCGGCGTAAGGTTTACGCCCGTTTTCTGGATGCGGTGAACTTCGTCAACGGAAACAGTGACGCCGATCCGGAGCAGGAGGTGATCAGCCGCTGGCGCATCGAGCAGTGCAGCGAACTGAGCGCGGTGAGTGCCTCCTTTGTACTGTCCACGCCGACGGAAACGGATGGCGCTGTTTTTCCGGGACGTATCATGCTGGCCAACACCTGCACCTGGACCTATCGCGGTGACGAGTGCGGTTATAGCGGTCCGGCGGTCGCGGATGAATATGACCAGCCGACGTCCGATATCACGAAAGATAAATGCAGCAAATGCCTGAGTGGCTGTAAGTTTCGCAATAACGTCGGCAACTTTGGCGGCTTCCTTTCCATTAACAAACTTTCGCAGTAAATCCCATGACAGAAACAGAATCAGCGATTCTGGCGCACGCCCGGCGATGTGCGCCAGCGGAGTCGTGCGGCTTCGTGGTAAGCACGCCGGAGGGGGAAAGATATTTTCCCTGCATGAATATCTCCGGTGAGCCGGAGGGTTATTTCCGGATGTCGCCGGAAGACTGGCTGCAGGCAGAAATGCAGGGTGAGATTGTGGCGCTGGTCCACAGCCACCCCGGTGGTCTGCCCTGGCTGAGTGAGGCCGACCGGCGGCTGCAGGTGCAGAGTGATTTGCCGTGGTGGCTGGTCTGCCTGGGCGTGATTCACAAGTTCCGCTGTGTGCCGTATCTCACCGGGCGGCGCTTTGAGCACGGAGTGACGGACTGTTACACGCTGTTCCGGGACGCTTACCATCTGGCGGGAATTGAGATGCCGGATTTTCACCGCGAGGATGACTGGTGGCGTCACGGTCAGAATCTCTATCTTGACAATATGGAGGCAACGGGTTTTTACCGTGTCGCACTGACAGAGGCGCAGCCGGGCGACGTGCTGCTGTGCAGCTTTGGTTCATCGGTGCCGAATCATGCTGCCATTTACTGCGGCGACGGCGAGCTGCTGCACCATATTCCTGAACAACTGAGTAAACGAGAGAGGTACACCGACAAATGGCAGCGACGCACACACTCCCTCTGGCGTCACCGGGCATGGCGCGCATCTGCCTTTACGGGGATTTGCAACGATTTGGCCGCCGCATCGACCTTCGTGTGAAAACGGGGGCTGAAGCCATCCGGGCGCTGGCCACACAGCTCCCGGCGTTTCGTCAGAAACTGAATGAGGGCTGGTATCAGATACGGATTACCGGGCGTGATGCAGGTGAAACCGAATTATCAGCCCGTCTTAATGAGCCGCTGGAAAATGGTGCCGTGATCCACATCGTGCCGCGTCTGGCGGGTGCTAAAAGTGGCGGTATTTTTCAGGCAGTGCTGGGGGCTGCTGTTATGGCAGTTGCTATATGGATGCCAGGAGTAGGAATTATGGCGAGTAATCTGCTGTTTTCTCTCGGTGCCAGTATGACGCTTGGCGGTGTTGCACAGATGCTGGCCCCTAAACCCAAAACCCCCCGCACACAGACAACGGATAACGGCAAACAGAACACCTATTTTTCTTCACTGGATAATATGGTTGCCCAGGGCAATGTTCTGCCCGTTCTGTACGGTGAAATGCGCGTGGGATCACGTGTGGTATCTCAGGAGATCAGCACAGCAGATGAAGGTGATGGTGGTCAGGTTGTGGTGATTGGTCGCTGATGAAAAACGTTTTATGTGAAACCGCCTCCGGGCGGTTTTATCGTTTATGGAGCATGACGAATGGGTAAAGGCAGCAGTAAGGGGCATACCCCGCGCGAAGCGAAGGACAACCTGAAGTCCACGCAGCTGCTGAGTGTGATCGATGCCATCAGCGAAGGGCCGGTTGAAGGTCCGGTGGATGGATTAAAAAGCGTGCTGCTGAACAGTACGCCGGTGCTGGACAGTGAGGGGAATACCAATATATCCGGCGTCACGGTGGTGTTCCGGGCAGGTGAGCAGGAGCAGACACCGCCGGAGGGATTTGAATCCTCCGGCTCCGAGACGGTGCTGGGTACGGAAGTGAAGTACGACACGCCGATCACCCGGACCATCACGTCGGCAACCATCGACCGTCTGCGCTTTACCTTCGGCGTGCAGGCACTGGTGGAAACCACCTCAAAGGGGGACCGGAATCCGTCGGAAGTCCGCCTGCTGGTTCAGATACAGCGTAACGGTGGCTGGGTGACGGAAAAAGACATCACCATTAAAGGCAAAACCACCTCACAGTATCTGGCATCGGTGGTGGTGGATAACCTGCCGCCGCGCCCGTTTAATATCCGGATGCGCAGGATGACGCCGGACAGCACCACAGACCAGCTGCAGAACAAAACGCTCTGGTCGTCATACACCGAAATCATCGATGTGAAACAGTGCTACCCGAACACGGCACTGGTTGGCGTACAGGTGGATTCGGAGCAGTTCGGCAGCCAGCAGGTGAGCCGTAATTATCATCTGCGCGGGCGTATTCTGCAGGTGCCGTCGAACTATAACCCGCAGACGCGGCAATACAGCGGTATCTGGGACGGGACGTTTAAACCGGCATACAGCAACAACATGGCCTGGTGTCTGTGGGATATGCTGACCCATCCGCGCTACGGCATGGGG